TTTTCATTTATCTTGTCTTCGGCTATAGCACGCAGCTCTCGTTTTGTGCCTTTGCCCAGCGACGCTGACCGCACTGCAAGATCTGCCTGCAACAGCATCTTCTTGGCATCCAGGCGTTCAATCTCGTCCCGCAATCTGCGTTGGCTGTACTTGTCAGATACACACCAGCTCAGCGCAGTTTTGACACTGGAAAATACAGCCTGTGCACTTTCATTTTTAAATACTTTAATAGCCCCTTCTTCGGGAGTCATAAAATACTGCTTAAAAACTCGATACCCATCAGACTCGGGAAAAATTAAATTCTTTTCCAGTTCCGATAAGTCGGGCTCAACAATACGTTTCAATCTTTCAAGTACTTGTGGTTTCATTTAATAACGTAAGTAGTCAACAAATATCCAATGATTGTGACCATTACAGCCATGATCCCCAGGCCCCAACTGATAAGTTGAGTATTACGCTTTTCTACCATGTTCTGCATCATTGTTTTAACATCGCCAATTGCATTAGCCAACTTGACTAATTGGTCGTCGACTGCTTCTAATTTCTCTTCTATGAATTTATAACGTACAGCGCATAATTCAACATGTGCTTCGAGATTTTTCTTCTCAATATCTTTGGAGTCCATTGCGCTGCCTTTGTTATAGTGACAATATTTAGCTTAAATAACTTCAAACATAATGTTGACACCGGGCAGCAAGCGGTCATCTAACTGATGTGTTTCATCAAGTCCAACTAGCATGGGCACATCTCTGGAGTCTGATTCAAACACACCCACAGGGTTTCCATCAAGTTCAATTGATGCAGGGTTGTTTACAACAAAGTCAAACTGCCAGGCACGTTGCCCGTCTTGTTCAATGCACTTAGAGGGAACAATCTCCTCCGGCAGTGTACGTAACGATATAACCTGGTTTACAGTTTCCCAATTGCGTTGTTGATTTCTAGCACGGTGCCAGCCGGCCACATCTTCAATCAGCCGGCCGGTTGCATCAGTGAACGGGATTCTGTTTTTGTGGAAGTTGTGTTTAACTTCAGTCCGGGTGATGTCAAAAAAGGCTCGGCAACGTATACGCATACCGGGGTATTTAAGGCCAAGAAAAAACCCCGGATAATAACCGGGGTCTGTGATAACACAAAAACTATTAAGCCAGTTTGAATCCAGGGTTAGTAACGTCTGTGCCAGAAACGTTAACACCAGTCACTGTACCATTGCTGGCTGTGATCTGAACGTTGCCCAGGGCACGGATAGCAACTTGCAAATCAGCAGCAGTCCAGGCAGCGCTCGGGTACACAGCAATGCTGATCTGGCCCGAACTGTCAGCTTCAACCTGATACATAGCAATCGTGGCCTTCAACTGAATGCACTGATTGATTTGGTTAACAACACCCGGTGTAAACACACCGGATGTGACATTACCTAACTCGTTAGTCAGGTCGATAGCAGATTGTGATCCATCTTCAACAATAATCTTGAAGAAGTCAAGCTTGGGGCCTGCCATCTGCACCAATGCATCAGAACTAATATCACCTGTTTGGGCGCCATTGTTGATGTCTAACGCGAATACCGGTTGTGAGTCACCATTTGCTGGGGGGAAATATGCCATTTTAAAGCTCCTAATTTATGGGAATCGAATCCCTAACTTTATTTATACAAGATGATAAAAAACGGCGATCATGCAGTTGGATTATTCTGTTCACGATTCTTCGCAGCAAACGCATCTGGGGTAAAGCGACCCACTGCCTTGGCATAGCCGGAAGGTGTAGCCATGACCCATCCCTCTTGTCCGGGATGTTGTGCATCTAACTGTGCACGGATATTCTCTTTGATGTTGTGCAGCAGCAAGAATGCTTGGAAAGCGGCGGCCATGCCCGACAAGTTACCCGGCTTGCTCTTAAGGTAAGCGACAATGTTACTGAACTTCTGCGGAGATACTTTACTTTGCAGCCACTTACCAAAGTCGGCCACCAGTGTCCGAGCATCAGGCAAGGATTGTCCTACCTTGGTGTTAACAAAGTCCACGCATAACCGAGCAAGGTCAGTGATCTTGTTTGCTCTTAAATCATCGGGATTGAACAAGGCTGTGATGTTTGCCCCTTGTGTTTTGATAATTTGCTGTAGTGCTGCTGCTGATTGTGCATCTGGGGTAATTTGTTGGGGGACGCTTGTGCTAGGGTCAACTAGCAGCAATCCCTGCACAGGTTTGAATTTAATATCCCCTAGTGGCTGTCGTGGTGCACCCACATCATCGTACCGTGTGTGCATGGCAACGCCTGTTTGACTTTGCTTGATCTTTTGTCCCAGCGCACTGTTTGCCGGAATGCGGTAGGTTACAGTGTTGGGTGTGAATACATAGTTGCCGGCTTCTTCTTTCCAGGGGTTTTGTGGATAGTACAGCAAGTCTCCCTTGACATAGCCACGGAAGTTGTCCGGGAGGGCAGCTTCCAGCGCAGGAAACAGCCCGGCATAGATGCTGATCAGCTCTGCGCGGTCTCCCTTGCGCATGCCTTGTATCTGCGCCATCATCTTAGGACTTGTAGCTAGGCCATCGTATCCCTTTGCTTCAAATCCTGATCCGTCTGTGAGCACAAACTCGCCTGTGGCCGGCTTGCGACCAAATATAACAGCCGGCTTCCCGTCCCACTTGACTGTGGTAGTTTTGCCAGGTGCTGCTGCTGCTGCGTTAACAATGTCCAGGGCGCGTTGAATACCCGGTGTTCCAAAACGAAACACATAATCTTCCAAGTGTTCGATGCCCTTGGCCTTGCCGCCGATGCCGGCTTCTTCGGCTTCGTTGAGCGAGGATTCAATCAAGGGCTGCATGCCCTGTACCATGATCCTGTCACGTAGTCGTGCCATCCAGTCCACATCTGTGTAGTTGACATTCTCATCCAATGGGGTGCCAGACTTGAGCATGAACTCACGGAAGTCCGATAACTTGGCATCCTTCTTGGGGTCGTTCTTGAGTGCAGCAACAATACGCTCTACACTGTACATGTCTTCTGTAGTGGCTTGCGGGGTCAGCAGGATTTTAGCAACAGTTTCGGGATTGTCTCCCCCGGGAACCAATTGGTTAGTGGTGCGATCTACTAGACCAATGTTGGAGTTGATTCTATATCCCAGGGCCTTGGCCACAGAACTCAACAAGATGTTACGACTCATGCCCTTGTACGCAGACGCCGGATCACTGCTCAAGAAGAACACAGTCCAGGATGGGTTTGCAGTAAACATAAAGTCTGTTTGTACAAATCCCAGACTGGGGTCGCCGTCGATTGCTGTGAAAAAATGCACCGAGATGCCAGTCTTCTTGATGTACTGTTTAGGATCTACACGCTGTGATACGCACCAGGCTTGTAGCTTAGCAGCAAGCTGCTCTTTGCTAATGTCAGCATCGTGCACCAACAGGTCTAGGTCACCCGATGTGGCCTTGCGCCCAGTACTGCCCAGCCACTTGGCCGGCTTGCCGTCTGCGGCTTTGTCTTGTGTAAAATCAACACCGGTGATCTGTTCCAGCCACTTCACTGTAGGCATGACATCGGCCTGATTGATACGCTGTGTTAAAATCGTACCATCGGCACCTTTGAATACGTTCCCGCCTTCAGTTAGCATCGGTTCTCCTCATTGTTCGTGTAAATTTACTTTGATCCTTGGTGCGTATTGCATTAAACAACTTGCGCACCAGGTTATCTGCCTGTTCCGGGGTATAGCTGGACTCAATTTGTTCCACTAGCCGGATAGCACTGGCAATCACATTAGCTGCACGAGTTTCGATGATGTACCGGCGATCTTGATCAGAATGCTTTTCTTGGTACAGCGTGTCTAATTCTTCTAATATGCTGCGTGTCTTTTTCTGCATGCTCACATGGCCTTTGAATTATTTATTTAAATTACTGCCTATACGTAGAGTGATTAAGATTTCTTAATCTGCCCTAGTAATTGCTTGAGCTTGGTTGATTGAATTTCGGCCGAGATCTTTGGTACGTCGTCGGCCCTGGGCGCACGTTCAAACTTTACAGTATCGCTACTCTCAAGCTTGTCGGCAGCTTGTGCTTGACTACGGGTCTTGATCGCATCCATAATTGAACTGGTTGGGCGGTCACTGGCACTATCCCCGCCCTCATCAGTGATACGCATGGTTTCGATGTTGTACTCAAGATCGATCTTTTGTCCTACCCCGGTCGAGCTGCGCGACTTCATGCACTGGATCTGATACTTGCCGCGCTCGCGCATGCTGCGGCTGGTGAAGATACCAAACACGTTGTCTGCTGTGTTGATCTTACTAATGCCCCCACTAATATGACTGTGATCAAACTCATTCTCTTCCACAGCACTACGGTTCAACTGACTTGCAGTCACCATTAACACACCCAGTTCCTTGGCCAAGTTACGTAGTTCTTCACTCACGTACTTGTCCTTGACAAACAAGTCATTGGGGCTAACCTTAGCACTAACCGGCATCAGCAAGTCCAGGTAATCAATCATGACAAAGTCCACACGCTTGTTAGTTTGGATCTGATACTCTTTCAAGAAACTACGAATGTCGTTGATGTTGCTTTGTGCCGGGAGTCCTTTGACTTGATAGTTGCCAGATTTTTTGCCTATCATCTTGACTCTGAGCTCAGTTGTACCGATATCCTTGCGAATGTCCTTGGTACTCATGCTGGTCAGCATGGCATCTGTACGCAAACTGGTCAATTCTTCACTAAGCTCTAGTGTGACATATACTCCACTAAGGCCGGCCTGCACCCAGCTTAGTGCAATGTTCATCATGACCAAGCTCTTGCCTGACCCTGACCCACCTGCAAAGATGTTCAGTTCTCCGCGGCTAAAACCACCGTACAGCAATCTATCCAGCTGTGGCCAACCTGTACTGACCTGTCCACCGCTATTAAAGTACTTGTTGATCCGTGCAGCCGGATCTGCAAAGTAATCTGTGCCCAAGTCTTTGGTCAAGCTGATTTGCACTGCATCCTTGATCAGTTTCTCAACCGGATCGTAATCGCCCTTTTCCAACAAGTCTGCTGCTTTTAAAATTGCTCGCTCAAGTTCTTGCCGACGTGTAAACGACTCAAACTCTTCCATGAACCATTCAAAGTGCCCCTCATTCAAGTCCGGCACAGCTTGTAGCTTGATCCCCGTGGTAGCAGAGATCTGCAAGCGATCCGGCATGGTCTTGTGTTTATCGCTGTGCTCCTTGATGAACACAGCAGCCGGGCGTAGACTCTTATCAAAGTTCTCAGGATTGTAGATGTTTTGGACGCGAACATAACTAGATGCATCCTCTAACATCATCTCCAAAAATAATCTTTGAACGTCAGTTCCGTATTCTTTCAGCAAAGCTTATTCCTCTGTAACGCGGGTAGTAATGAATTTTCAAAAAAGTGTTTATTGCCGTCTGGCCCATGATGTCCGTTCCAGCTATCTGGACTATCGGCTGGACGATTAACACCTATGTTTATACCGTGATACGTGTCCTTGAACAAGATACACCTGGGATGATTGGCGCAGTACGGTAAAACAAAATCACTAGGCCCCCACTTGTTGTCGATATCAAGATCCTTGCTTAGATTTAATATCATATAATTGGCATTTTTTGAATCAAGCCACGCAGTTAATAAAAATACAGTTTTTAGTGCGTGTGTTTCTAGCCAGGACCGGTCACTGTGAATAATCAGTTGCTTATCGGTACCATAATTTTGTAATCCAATTAGTCCATTATGATAATTAATTTTAAATTGCTTATCGGCCCAGCTGTCAGTGTCAATAGTATGTCCATAATATGGAGTGTCCTTGTGGTTGTCAAATATTGTGATCCGTTCCAATGGCGGGATTCCAACTAGTATCAGATCATTTGCCCAATCAAACTGTTCCTGCATACTAATCAATAGATGACACACGCTGTCAAAACTATTAACCGGCCTAGAACAATTTTTTATTGTACCAATTCCTGCATGCTGTGCAGTTAACCCCCAAAAACTATCTTGTGGCTCTACACTTACACCTGGGGTAGAATAACTATCACCAAATACCCAAAGTTTATTGTAGCTTTTTAACAAGTTGTTTCTTCCTTAGTTCTATTTTGATTCGACTAGTTTCCCTGGCCTGCATTATAGTTAGCAATGTAGCCAAGCGTCCAAATGCAACCACTGCATCGTTGACGTCTTTGATTCCTGCTGGCCAATCGGGCATGCTCACAGCCCACCCTAGTTCTACTGCACGGTCAACTAGGGCCATACCTGCAATGTCATGATCGGGAACTACTGTGATTTCTTTCCCTAGATTTCGTATCAGTCTAGCCTGCGCATCGTTAATATCGTTGTGCAATACCGCAATACCTCCGATACAGATTGCATCAAATACGCCTTCCATGACCAGCACATGTTGCCAGTCATCATGCTGCAAGTCTGTACCAAACACATACCCTGGTTGTGTATCGTTTATAAACTTTGGTTGTTTGTTGTCTATGAACCTACAGGCATAACCTACAATCTTGTTATCATATGTAAATGGTACAATCACATGTGGCCTTGTCCAATGGACACCATCATTGCGTATCTGTGTCATTAGTGGAAAGCCTTCGGGCACGCATCTCTTGCGAGCATACTGCCAAAACTCACCGTGCTCGGGTGCAAGTAGTTCCGCCGACGGCGGCAGGTCGCGTTCTTTAAACTCAACACCTAACAATAATTCAGCTGTTCGCTGGCGATCCTCAATGATCCCATGTATGCTACGATGTCGTAAGCTTTCGATATTGAGCATTTCAATATCATGTTCTGCTACTCCGACCCAACCCAAAAACTTACGGGCTTTGATGCTTAGATTACGGCCCAGTTGCCAGCTTGCAGTAAATCGGCAATTGAAGCAATGAAAGCTCCAGCTATCCAGGGTCGACTTGATTCCACCTCGCTGCCTGCGATCAGCCGACTGCCCGTTGTGTACACAACAGGGTGCGTTGAAACTCAGCCAACCCGAAGAGGTTTGTTTTCGTCGTGCTGGCAAATAAGCAAGTAGATCTATCACTTCATAAGTTTAACAGATTCTATCCAAGAAATCAACCTGTTAGCAATCAAAACATGCCCTTGTTCGTTAGGGTGTTTGTCCTTTGCTCGATTATCTTCGATCCAATTCCAGGCAGCTTCGCCAACATAAGCATGTTGTTTTCCATAGTACGGAGTTTGATCTGGATGTATATCAAATTGGACTACTGGGATTTGGTAGCGCTCAGCAATGCTATCAAAACATAACACTGCTTGCTGTCGGTGGTATCGATCTAGCATATCCCCCTGGCTATTCTTAAAATGATTTTGTTTAATAGAGCTCCATGGTTCAGCTAGGTTCGACCAGGCCGAATGCATGTGCATGTTCCATTCAGGGGTTCGATCAGGGATGTTGTCTAAATACCAACTGGTTCTATGATCTAACGTATGTGCAGCTACTGCCACGCTGTCGGACACATCGTGATTGTTTACCCACCATAGCGCCGTCCAAATCATGCTCTGCAAACTCATGCCGTTAAAAGCCAAGTTGACTAATTCCAAATCAAAGTGATCAGCTACATGTCTAGCCCAACAATGCTGTAGTCGATATTGATCATTCTCGGGCATTGCTGTATAACGATCTGCCCTATCCGCCAACTCCGGTGCCATTAACTCATCACCAAAGGTCCAGCTATCCCCAAATACAACCAGTTTCCTAATCTTACTCATCAAGTAATTAGCACACTAATCGGTCACCGGTAGACAATAACTGGTAGTGCTCCTGATTGAACTTGTACTGCCAGGCGTAGTTGAGGATGGTAACCTTCGACATCAAACCCTAACCTCTCTGTGGAGTCGGTAAACGAAACTGAGTTAGCAATGTTTCCGGCCTTAAGATCTTCAAAGGCAATATTATACCACTCCACAGTGTTAGCAGTTCCGCCAGTGCTGCCTTGCACTGTCAAGTTACCTGTTAGGCCAACAGTGTCAACTTGGAATGTGGTCATGGCCCATCCATCAGTTGTTACAGTACTAGAATAGAATACATTATTTTGAGCTGCTTGACTAGGGATAGTCAAGATTTGACTGGCAACAAAAGTCGGAAACACAGAATTAACAATATCAATGTCTCCCCGGGCGTTTGAATATGCATCAACTAGCACAGCTTGATCTAAGTTACCAGATGATATTTCCAAGCTCCAGCTTGCAGGTTGTGCCTGGAAATAGGCAGTGTCGGCTGCAGGAACTGTGACCTTGGCTCGGCCCAGTGCAGCACTAAGGGCAACTAATTCAGTTGCGTATAGCAAGTCCTCACCGTTTTGACTAATAATGCGGAAGGTAAACGTGCAACCAGAAATGTTTACGGGTTTCTGATCTTGATTTTGAAATTGGATTAGGATCACGTTATCCACGCCCAAGTTGAGTTTTAAGTTCTTTGCATACACTGGTTGCCATCTCCGGTCAAAGTAAGCCCCACTGATATCAATCAATAAAACTGTCTGAATTTGCTGATATAAATATACGGGCGTTGAATACATAGACTATATTTACCAAAAAAAAGAACATATAAATAGTCCGCGATGGGTGAAAACATATTCCAAACTCTAACTTCTAAGTACCCTTTTATCACCCTGTGTTCATACGCAGGCGTGGAGTATGTCGGTATCATTCAAAATCGCGACGATGCTATCACCACCATTTACGACTTTGGCAACATACTAGATGCTGCCCTGAAACGAATATTCATTGAGTTGGCCAACACTTGGTGGTGGGAAAGCAACCGCAGTATCCCCATCAATATCTTCCTTAAACACGAGTGGGACTTGTTCCGTCCTTATCTACGCACATTTAGCAATCGAGACCTTGAGATCATCCATGGCCCGGTGTGCAGCTTGAACGACCTGGGGCGCAAAAAATCCAAACGCAAGAGTATAACGCTAGTTAGACGAATCAACTAATGGTAAAAATTAAAAAAGTTATTTTAGTAGCTGGTAAATGCGGGGCTAGAATGGATTTTGTTGCTGGGTGGTTAGGCACCTTGCCGCTATTTCTCGATAATGAGTGGCATATAGATCCATTGACCGGACAGAGTTACGGATTCATGCGACACACTAAAATGCTCGATTCCAAAAAAATTGACAGCTTTTCAAATTTATTTAGAGGGCATTTTATTATAGATCCAGCAGCAGAGTTATGTTATGCGGGTTCGTTGCATGCTGCTAGACCTGACAACATCCAGGATGCAGTTAATTCTGGACAAGCCGAACTTTTAATAATAGATACATCCGCCGAACTCGTTAGTAATATCTACTGGGAGTGTATGGTTAAAACATTCCTATCGCAACTCAGAACTCGGCAAGCAATTAATCTTTGGAATAGGCCCTGGCAAATTGATCTTACAATTAATAAAAACGGTATGATACCAAATATTAATGACGTTGGTATAACAAACTCAGATCGTATTGCGCTAGTTAAACAACAGTTACACAAAGAAATAACTATACACTATAGCACCAGTATGCCGATCATCGATATGCCGCATAAGAAAGTAGACTATAATCTATTATTTCAGCCAGGTGGTAGTAAATATCTTTGTAATACGTTGGGTCTCCCGGACGTCAACGAGAGATATCATAATTTCTGGGACCAACAGTTACCGCTATCAAAAAGTCCCGATTCTCTTGTTGTTCGGGGAGAGACATGGAACAAAGCAGACTACTTTAATGATTAAGCAAATTCATGTGTAGTGTTACCAGCATTGCGTAGGAAAGTGCATGTGCCTTCTTAAAGGTGTACCCCCGACTATCATCCCCGTTCCAGACTGATTCGAACACTTCTGCCCAGGGACAGTTTTGCAAGTGTGCTTTGCCTGGGCGAATAATTGAGATAAACGCAGCCATCTTGGGTATAGAGTCTGGACGCATCGACGCTAGCAAATCTGCATAGTTTCCCACGTGAACCAACTGCTTGGCCCAAGCTATGTCATTCCAGATTCGATCCCACGGAGGGGCGGCTGCTAGCATAGTTGCATAGTGATCAGGATTTTGAATCAGTTGGTACACACTCATGTTCAAGAAGTCAATCTTAAAATACCCACGCTGGTCGGCTGCGGTGTAATCAATTGCAGCACATCCATGCACCGGATCTACAGGAATATCTGTAACATACACACCCGAATTGTGCTTACGCACTGTGTTGTCTACCCGTTGCATAGCTGGGATATGATCAATCAACTTTAGCACTAGTGATCGATCTGCAAAATCGATATCAATGTCTGCACTCATCTCCTACCAGCCTGCTTGTTTTAAAATTTCCCGAGCATAGTCGCGATCTTCTGGATGGTCTCGAAGTCGTTGGCTCCAGGCGTCAGTCTCGACCATGGGCCAAATCATAGTCAACTGCTCAGAATTAAGTCGTGCCAATAGCTCATGTCCAGAATCACAGTTGTACACAGCCCAAGCCGATACCCGGCCGGTCGAGATTGCATAGCATAGTGTATTAGCGTTGCCATAACGAAGATAGTCGTGTGCTGCGTTACTAGTTTTTTCCTGCCAATCGATACTGGATTCAATTGATCGGGCTAGTGCGTCTCCCACCGATTCAGTGCGCAGGTACTCCATCAAGTATTCATAGTATACAGATTCATGGCACCAGTGATCAATCTTTTTATTTTTCTTAACCACCCAGTTGACAAACTGCGGCACATTGACAGCTCGGATCTCTTGACAGTAACGGCCAAATTTAACAAATGCCCTGTAGTAGGGACTGGCGGCAAAATCCTTGAACGTTTTGTTCTTTGCTGTGCCTTGTGTGATCTCGTAAAATCTCAAGTACGCTTGGAGGGCAATCGTGACACCTACTTCGTCCCGCTCAAGATAGCGACGTTTGGATTCACACACATGTGTGGCCAAGCTTGGTTCCCGCTTAAACGCACGGGCACAATGGTTGCAAGTGTATTCAGTCTTTGTCAGTGTAGCCGTGTTCACGCAAATACTCTTTCAAATCTTTCTTGTTGATGAGTTTGGATAGTGTGTCAATATCCGATAGCTTAGTGGTAGGCATGAGCTCCATGAGAGTTTTCTTGATCTCATTGGATCCTGCTTCCTTCTTCTTGGGCGATATCCACTGATGCCGGTGTGTGCCCATGCCTGGACTCACAGCGGTAGCGCACAACCACTGTAGCCGAGGGTGACGGTTTATAGCAAAGAAGTGCTTGTTGAGTCTCTCGTTACATGAGATTAGATAAAACTCTTGCAGTTCTCGACTACCATGCACCGCCGATCCCCACCGTATCATAAGATAGTTGGAGAATTTTTTACGTTCCTCATCGGTGAGACTGTTATAAAATTCTCGATCCTTGAGATCGAAACAATTCATCTCATTTTGAATGCTAAGTTTATCCACGGCGTATGCTGTTGATTGCGCTGGTTGCTTCGTC